CTTCTACAGCATCCGCACCCAACCATACTATTATTCTAACCTATGATGAAGGAATGCAATTAAGGTTGCAAGCCGTATTTCCAGCTAATGATTTTACACAGGATCATGTTGATGTAATAAATGCAGCTATAGCTCAATGCTGGAAACAAGGTTTTACTGATAGCACTATTGACATAACGGATGATATTCCTTTAACAGGGATAGCTCTTACTCAAATAGTATAACGGAAGGTTATTATTAATCAATAACTAAAGAGGTCTTCAAAAAATGGGGGCCTCTTTTTTTTGTGTATCTTTGTGAAAAGATATAGTCATGCTAATAAATGACGTAAGGAACACAGTATTGGCGATTGCCAATAAAAACAATTACGGATATATTTCACCTCAGGATTTCAACCTATACGCCAAGCAGGCGCAGCTTGATATTTTTGAGGATTACTTCTATCAGTACAACAACTGGATAAGCCGCGAGAATAAGAGAACATCTGGCAGTGGTTATGCAGATATCATAAAGGGGTTAGAGGAGGTTATAGATAGTTTTTCTGAGCAGGTATTTCTAACGCAAAACAACGCAAATACATACAACCTGCCTTCAGACTACTATCTTATAAACAAGGTGTTCTACTACCCAAGTTTATTGTTTAGCGGTACATCAACACAAACATCACCAAATCAGCTGATTGATGGTTCGAACCCATTTAACGATCAGCCGCCATCATCACCCAACCCACCTATCGGATCGATAGTAATCAACACCACTGACTTTACGCAAGCATATGTCACATCGGTACCGAGTACTTCTACGCTTGGACTCAGCTCAGACATTTTTACTATACTTGAAAACTACCGCATATATAGCAGCGCTAATATTACGGAGGTTGAGCGTGTTACTCAAAAAAAGATATTTAACCTTACAAGTTCTAACTTAACTGCACCAACAAAGCAGTTTCCTTGTTACGTGTTGGATGGTAATGTTATTACTGTATATCCATCAACAATACTAAATGCAGGTGATGTACACTCACAGTACATTAGATACCCTAAGGATCCGAAATGGACTTTTGTATCACTGGCTGGTGGTGAGCCGTTATTCGATTCATCGCAGTCCGACTTTCAGGACTTCGAGTTGCCTCTATCGGATCAACCACAACTGATAATGAAGATATGCCAGTACGTTGGTATAGAGATTAGAGAGGCTGAGGTGGTGCAGTTTGCTCAAACAGAAGAAGCAATTGATACACAAGAAACAAGCTAACATATGTCATATATAACTGATTATCAATATTACGAAAATGGGCAGGTAGCGCCTTTGGATGCTAACTGGGGATCATATCAATATGTTTCCTTGAATGATATCGTCAACAATTTTATGTTGATGTATCAGGGCAACAATGAGCTCATAAACAACATTAACAGGTATCAGGTAGTGTTCTTTGCGAAGCGTGCAATACAAGAGCTTAACTATGACGCGATGAAGGAGATTAAAATTCTTCAGCTTCAGGTTAACGATCAGCTTAGATACGTATTCCCACCGGACTATGTAAACTGGGTTCGCATATCTCTATATGAGGATGGGTGCTTAAGACCTTTGACGGAAAACATACAAACCAACTGGAGTAATGCATACCTACAAGACAACGACTACAATATACTTTTTGATGTCGATGGGAATGTCTTGTCACCTGCTGAGTCTCAGCTGACGCAAGAAAGAATAGATGGGATATCAAAATCTATTTATTTAAATGCTAACAGCCCGTACAACAATTGCCTGGGCTATTGCGTTGATGATTGCTGGTACTTTGATTATGCAGTAGGCGCTCGCTATGGCCTCAACACTGAAACTGCAAATTCCAACCCTACGTTTGGCATCGATAAAAGAGGTGGCGTCATTAACTTTAGCTCAGGCATGTCGGGCAAGTCTGTGGTATTGGAGTATGTTTCAGATGGAATGGAGAAGGGTGATGACTCTAACGTGAGCGTTAATAAGCTTTTTGAAGAGTATATTTACGCAGCCATCAAGTATGCGTTTTTGAATAATCGATTAGCAGCTCCTGAGTACATGGTCAGGCGTGCACAAAAAGATAAATCCGCTTTATTACGTAACGCAAAGATAAGGATCAGCAATATGCATCCAGGCAGACTACTAATGAATCTGCGTGGCCAAGGCAAATGGATAAAGTAATATGATAGTACAAACTAATTTTATTAAGGGCCGCATGAACAAGTCTGTTGATGAGCGGCTTGTCCCACTTGGAGAATACGTAGATGCATTAAACGTGCGCCTTGGGTCTACTGAAACCACTGAGATAGGTGCGGTGGAGAACTCAAAGGGTAACACTCTTCTTACACCGAGCATTGAGTACTTGGGCAATCCTTTGTCTTCATCTGCTCGATGTATAGGGGCGTTCCAGGACGGGATGAGAGAGACTATATATTGGTTCGTACACGACCCGGCAAATACGTCTTCTGCATCTGGGAAGGTTGACTTGATACTTTCTTTTGAGACAAGCACTGGTACTTTACTATATCATGTTATAAGTGAGACTGTGCTAAACTTTGATCCTGCATATTTGATCACAGGGGTGGACAAGGTGGATGAGTACTTGTACTTTACAGATGACTTAAACCCTCCTCGATATATAAACGTAAAAAGAAACTACAATGTGGATACCGATCCTACGGATCCATTGCAAGAAGAGGACATCAGTGTTATTCTTAAGATACCTGGCTTTGAGGACTCTACGGCTACCACCGATCCATTGGGCACTCCCTATGTAGACCTGATAGATGTAGCGGGACAAGAAAACTACATGGAGTACCGGTTCATCTCCTTTGCTTATCGATATAGATATTTAGATGGAGGGTATAGTGCGATATCGTTGTTTACTAATCCGGCCTTTCAGCCATTTGATTTTAGATTTAGTTTCGAGAACTACAATAATGACAGCATGATCAATCGCTTCAACGCGGCTGATGTGACGTTTTCTACTGGATCCAAAAGAGTTAAAGAGGTTCAGCTTCTATACAAGGAGAGTGGATCAAATGCTATATACGTAATAAAAAGATTCAACAAGAGCGACTTAGGGTGGTCTGATGACAGTTTCTACACTCACAGATTTACTAATAGTGAGATATATTCTTTGCTTCCAGATGATGAGTTGCTGAGGTTGTATGATAATGTACCTCTTCGTGCCAAGGCACAGACGATTCAAGGTAACAGACTGATGTATGGAAACTACGTAGAGCAGTATGATATAAGACGAACAGACGGCGGGTCTATTATTGATATTCGATATGATCTTGAGTCGTTGACTTCTGAGCTGGGCGGCGAGTTCTTCCCTACGCCCACTACGGCAACAGCCAATTGGTCTATTGAGAACCCTGCCAATATCGTGTCACTGCCGGACGGAGAGATAGAGTTTGATCTTAGTGCTTTGACGGCTACCAACCCTACGATACCTGCAGGGAGCCAGCTAACGTTTAGGTTCTCAGTCAACAACTCTTTTCAGAATAACAATGGAGGGGCTCAGATACCAGCTACACCATTCTTGGCTGACTCTCCATTCTTCTTAACACTAAACTTTACGTGTCCTACAGACTATACATCTGTAAATGCGCTAACATCTTCACTTGAGTTTCAGGAGGCTTTTGGCACTATAGCTAATATACAGCCTATAATACCAACCAATACTACGGATCAGGGCGGCACTTTAACTGACAAGTTCAATGCGCAAGTTCAAACACCATACCCCGGCACAGTGTCTTTTGTGTTTGTTAATTCAGCAATTGATGGCACCTGCCCCAATCCTATCGGTGCGTTCCCGCCGACTATTTCAATATGTCAGCAGCAGCCGGTTAAGCTAACACCAACTACTAATGGGTTCAAAGTTCAGCTACCTGCTGTTCAATATTACTATGATAATGGTTCCGGTGGGGACATAAGTGTTCAGTATAATTACTATACGTTTAATGCAGCCGCAACCTACGCATCTTTCCTTACTACATCAAACACTCTAAGCTTGCATAGCAATAGAGATTATGAGGTGGGTATTGTATATATGGATGAGTATGGTAGAGCTTCTACAGTTCAGGTTAGTGACACCAACACGATATTCTTCCCTCCAACCACCTCTGTAAGCAAGAACCAAATAAAAGTCAACTTGCAGAGCGTAGCACCACATTGGGCTAAACACTACAAGTTTGTGTGTAAGCCAAGTGAAGGTGCGTATAATACAGTGTTTAGTTACATATTCTACCAACAAGGGGAGAACCAAGATACCAATGTGGCTGAATCGTTTGTTCCTGATCCGAGTAGCTATTGGTTTAAACTTGAAGGGGATAGTCAAGCGTTAGTGTCGGTAGGAGATATCCTTACAGTAAAGATGGATGCGAGTGGTCCTGTAACCACCTTCGAGCAGGCTGAGGTTCTTGACAAGCAATCTTGCTTTAGCGATCAGATTACTACGGGTAGCTTGCCTGGGCTGTACATAAAACTAAAACCATCTGGATGGTCAGTGGATACAAATGGTTTGATAAACCTTAGAGAAAAACAAACTAAACAGGGTAAGCGAACAAGTGACTGTGGCGACACACAGGTAACCAATGTGAGTCTTAATGATCCATCATCAGGTAATGCTATAGATATTCCTGCAGGGTCTCGTATTAGAATACGAGTTCGAAACACCAGGGGAGGTAACAATAATCCTGGGACCGGTGGATGCGACAACTTAGAGCTTCTGTTTGATCGCACATACACGGCAAGCGTAGATTACCCTAATTTTCATGCCTGGGCTGTAGGTGATGATTTGCAAGGCTCAATGATTGCAGCAAATGCTGATATCAATGATAACCTTGATATACACTTTGATCCTACATTATATACAACATCTACATTGCCGTCAACATGTTTTGATATTAAAATAGCTGTAAGGCAAACAGGTGTTGCTCCTAACATTCAGCAATTTCTGTGCAACAACGGTTCTATACCTGGGTGCTTTGGTGCTGGTGGAGGTAAGCCAAAAGTTAGGTTAGAAGTTGATATTACAAGAGCTGATGGCCTTTTCTTGTTTGAGACTGAGCCGCTTGAAGCTGACCCTAACTTATTCTTTGATGCGTCTAATTTATTAGACATATACACCGATCCGGGGACTGGTTTAAATTATCACAGAGCAAAGAGAGAGTTTGTTCCGGGGTCAAACTCTGAGGTTCCTGCATCGGGCAGTATTGACCAGACACCAACTAATCCTCTTACTACAGTTTTAGATTTTGCTAACTGTTACACGTTTGGTAATGGATGTGAAAGCTTCAGGATACAAGATAGGATAGACGGTAAGAGTTTCAATCTTGGTAACCGAGTGCTGGCTGTATCAAATCAAGACTTTAAGCAGGCCCATCGCTTTGCCGGTATGACCTATAGTGGTGTATATAGCGACTCGACCAATGTAAATAACCTTAATGAGTTCAACTTAGGCCTGGCCAACTTCAAGGATCTTGAGGTAAGGTTCGGCCCTATCATGAAACTATATGCTCGACAGACAGATATACTTGTTCTGCAAGAGGACAAGATATCTTATGTGTTGTCCGGCAAAAATGTAATATCTGACTCTACTGGTGGTGGAGCTATTGTTTCTGTACCTGAAGTATTAGGAACGCAGATCGCTCGCACTGAAGATTACGGAATCAGTTTCAATCCTGAGAGCTTTGTTTTCTGGGGGTCATCAATGTTCTTTACTGATAGCAAGAGAGGAGCAGTTCTGCATCTTAAGGGGGGTAGTCAGGGTAGTGATGCTTTGAATGTAATATCTGATCAAGGGATGCGCTCTTATTTCAGAAGTCAGTTTAATGAGCAGATAACTACTCAGAAGCTTGGAGGCTATGATCCATATATGGATGAGTACGTACTGAGCAGCAACAATATAAAGGTTCCTTTAGATCCGGTAGAAATACCTTGTGGTCAGCTAATAGATCAAGTGAACACCAGCGATGCGTTTACTTATACCGCAGTGCTTGGTAATGTTATAGGTCAAGTAATTATTAATTACGGAGTGTCTACTGGGCCCATCACAATCGATGTGGTATGGAATGGGACTACGTTTACCTCAGGTCCGGTCAATGGTGTGGGATCGTTTAGCTTCAATAAATCAGCAGCAAGTCCTGAGACGGCAACAGTTACTGTTACTCCTGCCTCGCGACAGGCTTCTTATAGCTTATCTGTAACCTGTCCTCCAGAGGAGGAGCTTACCGTGGTGCAAGTAGTGGCTAACACCAACAACACTAATGGTCAGGACATACATATAGAGTATGAATGGAATGATGGGCTAACATTCAGTCCGGTATTGCAAAATGCTGTTGCATTGAGCAACACCTTTAGCGCTTTCTACTCATCTCAAACAGGTGTTCGATCTGTCGGTGGTTTCCCTTATAGTGGAGCAGATATAACATTGCGAACAAACAAGATTGGTTTGGATAATTTTAATTTCAACTTGGGAACAAACAAGTTTAAGATTTTATCAAGCAATGTGTTGTATGATAATACCGCAGCAGATATCACATCTTTACTTGCAAATGCCACTGATGTAACGCCTATAGTAAATCCATCAACTAACATATTTGAGGCCACCGCTGCTGCATTTAATATACCATCAGGCAATCAATATCTATACTTGGTATGGGATCTTCGCGATATTGTGTACAATAAACTTTGCTACAGTGCTACAAGTGCCGATGAGGTTTGTTGCGATTGCACCGATGATTGCAATACAGCGTTCTTTAGCCCCGTTCAGTTTAGTCAAAACCAGGCTTGCGCCGTAAATACAGACACATTTGGATCTGAGCAGTATGCTTTCACGAGTAATAGTTCAATACCGGTGTTGGGTGATACTGTATATGCAAATACTAATTGTAGCGTAGATGTGTACCCAACGGCAGGGTTTTATGTTGTAGATCCTACGGCTCCTGCTACAGCCAACCCTAAGAACTGGGTGGAGATAGGAGCGCTTGGGATAGTAATAAATTCAGGAACTTGTTAAATAATTAAATTATGCCATTACCAACGTCTTTTTATTATGATGGACTAACCTTCGCTGCCGCCACTAATGTGTGGCTCGATGCGGAACTAACCATACCTGCACCTGACGGCTTTTATGGAACGGCAGGTTATTATCGAGAAAAAGTTGGCGGCGTGCTTCTACAGCAAACAATATGTGATACTTGCACAGTAAGCTGTGGTAACCAAATCCCTGGAATTGTTTTTGGTCAGGGTAAGTACAACTTTACTTATGACTTAGGAACTTCTACCGGAGCTGTTTTGGTTCGATTCCAACCCACAGATGCACCGGCTAAGTGTACTTGGACATACGGAGGCGTGTCTGCGTCTGAATATTCATCATCAACTGAAGGATACCTACAGGGACTCGTGGGCACGATAGCTGGCGGTGCAGCGTGCACTTCCCCTATAGACAATGCCACGGGCAGTAACGGTGCTACTTACAGCGTAACCGAGTACAACTGGCAGACCTCTACTAATACGTTTCAGTCAGCTCCAGCTTCAGTAACACTGGGTCCTTACACCAACAATGCCGCAGGAGGTACGAGCCTTACCACTGCAAATCCAGGGGTTTGCGTGATGGTAATCCCAAAACCAAACGCAACGCCAAGCACGGCGTCTTTTGTTATTGAGTCTCCTTGCACGGGCAAGCCGAGCATTACAGTAAACTGCCCTATTGAACTAAACAGATTCGCTGCGGGTCCTGCTGGAGGGGCTTGTGCTACATATAATACCTTCATGTACACCGCTCACGTTGGGAATGCTACAGGTGTATCAACAACTATATCAGTAAATGATTGGGCGTTTTTAGATATAAACGGCGTTACTCAGCATCCGGCCGGAACATTCCCTGTTTTTGCTGGTGGTGCTAAATGTGTGACGGTAAATGCTGATGGAATTGTAACGGCAGTAACAACTTGTACAGGAACTTGTTAAAAATAAACTATGGCAGACGCAATAACAGTATCATATGATGAGGGGGTCCAAGGATGGCCTTCGTTTTACTCTTTTCTTCCTGACTTTATGATAGGGATGAATGGGTTCTTCTATAGCTGGAACCAGGGCAAGCTGTATCGACATAACACAAATGATCTTAGAAACAACTACTATGGTGTTCAGTATAACTCAACCATAACCGGTGTAATAAATATTGAGCCTAAGACAATCAAGCTATTCAAAACAATGTCTTACGAAAGTGATGACAAGTGGGGATGCACAAGCTTGTTAACTGATCTAAGTACGGGGTCAATGTTATCCACCTACTTCGTGCAAAAGGAAGGGGAGTGGTTTACTTTTTTAAGAGAAAACGAGGGCACGAAAAACTTCAAGTCTCGAAGTGTAAATGGTATTGCTTCTTGCACCGCTGTGGGTGGTGTTGCTGCAGCGACTACAATAACTTTCGCCAATTCTATTGGCAGTATTATTAGCGTGGGGGATTACATCTACGCAACTACTTCTTCGGTGTACACTGGTGAGGTTACTGCGGTTGATCAGGCTACTAACACCATTACAGTAGACACTACGGTGCCTGAGCCTGTTCTTCTTACGGCAGGAACTATACCAGCAGCAGGCGATTTTATATTCTTCTTGAAAGATCCTGTGGCTGAGTCACACGGCGCCAGAGGTTACTTTATGCAGTTTACTTTGGAAAACACCAATACTGAGGCAGTAGAGTTATTCGCTGTGGGAAGTAGTGTAATGAAAAGTTATCCGTAGTTTTTTACTATCTTTACTCAATATATTTCTTATGGTAACAGCTATTTTGGGTTTAGGTTTAGGGATTGCTAAAGCTGCACGAGGCTTTAAAACATCAGCTGATTCAGCAAAAG